TAAAGATGTTGCTTGCTCGCCCAGACCTGGTAATCCCTGCCTCTGACGCGGCCGATTATGCTGGTTGGGATAGGATAAAAAAACTTCTTATAGAATACAACAAGGTCCCCCCAGAATTGAAAAAGCAGTGGAAGTAATCGGTGTCTTATATTATATAACCATGTGCGCTCTATGCAGCTACGCCTAACCGCAGATATAACTGATTTATTATTTTCCATTTGTTAAATAATAAAAATTTATATATTCAAATTATATAAGCAATGAATCCTTTAGCCAAATTAAAAGAAAAGTTAATGGTAAAACCTAATGTTGTAGATAGAGAACGAGTTGCTGTTATTATAAAAGGGACTAAGAAACTACAAAAACCCGCGAATGCGAATCCACAGGATGAAACAAGGGCGGCCCCTATAATTGTAGATGAAACTCAATTGGGCTTTAACCGCGACGACCTTTTCAAGAAGCTGGCAGAAAATAAAAAGCTTTCTGTAACGGTAAAACGAGTTGTGAAGGATTCTGAAGAGAGAACGGCTATCCCGATGCCTGCTACTGCCAAGAAGGTAAAAAAATTGGAGACTAAAAAGCGGCTCATCATTGAAGAGGATGGTGATGAGGACCTTGAAGCCGTTAATCCGCCCGCTCCAAATGAAGACGAGGCCGCGCTTGTATTGAAGCCGAAACCAGCTGCAGATGATGAAGACGAGATGGTTATTAAAATTGCCGCACCTAAAAAGAGGACACGAATTACGAATAAGATTGAAAAGGGGGTCGCTATATTAGGTCCAGAAACGCTTGTTGAAATAGGAGAAACCTCACTCGCCGACCGCTTGCCGCGCCCATCGCCACCTGTATTAATCAAGGCATCAAGCTACTATATGAATAATCGTGAGATTTTCGTTAACTTTATCAACTCTCTCTTTGAACCATATCGCAAGGAGCTCGCCGAAAATAAGGACGCGATTTCATGTGATTTCATTGGTCAAACCGGAACTGATTTCTCTCTATTAACCCATCAGAAGATTGTCCGCGACTATATGAACCTTTACACTCCTTATCGCGGCCTGCTTTTGTACCACGGCCTTGGTTCGGGAAAAACATGTACATCTATTGCAATAGCGGAGGGTATGAAAAGCGCAAAGCGCATCATTATTCTGACACCTGCATCATTGCGTGCGAATTATGTTGAAGAGCTGAAAAAATGCGGCGACTTCCTTTACAAGAGAAATCAATTCTGGGAGTGGATCAACACGAATAATAATTTGCCGTTACAAAAAACAATTTCCGCGCTGTTAAATTTACCAGAAGATTTCATTATTAAAAACGGCGGCGCGTTCTTCGTAAATGTGAAAGAAAGTTCAAACTATCATACACTTGACGATGTTAAAAGGAAAATCCTTGAAGCTCAGTTGAATGAGATGATAAAACAAAAATATCAGTTTATAAATTATAACGGCTTGCGTTCGCGACGCCTGGCCGAGATGACTTCTAATTTCACGCGGAATATATTTGACGACGCAGTTGTAATTATTGACGAAGCACACAATTTAATCAGTCGAATCGTGAATAAGCTTAAACGGGAAAAGGACGTGCCGGAAGAAGAGAAGCGAAAAAGGAAGGATGCGGCGAAGGAAGGGGAAAAAGAAGGAGTCGTAGAAGAAGACAATCTCTTCGGCGAACACACACCACTCAATTTGGCCAGCAAGCTGTATTACATGTTGTTGAGAGCAAAAAACGCCCGCATCGTATTATTATCAGGCACTCCGGTTATCAATTATCCAAATGAGTTTGCCATTATGTTCAATATTTTGCGCGGTTACATCAAAACATGGAAAATACCTCTGGTTATTAAAACTGCCAATAAGATTGATAAACAAGCACTTAATAACATGTTGCTTGGAGAGAAGTCGCTTGACTATTTGGACTACTCACCCTCAAGCAAAACACTAACTATTACACGAAACCCGTTTGGATTTAAAAATAAGGTTAAAAAGGGCACTGGATATCAGGGAGTAACTAATGTCAAGAAGGATGAAATCGGCGATGCTGTGATGGACACCGAGTTCACATCCGACGACGACTTTGAGAGAAAAATTATCAGTATTTTAAAGCGAAATGACATTGATATTGTCCCGCAAGGAGTCCGAGTCGTTAATAAAAAGGCGCTCCCAGATGACTTAACAACATTCTTGAATAACTACATTAATGACAGCGACAAGAAACTGAAAAACGTGGACGCATTGAAGCGAAGAATCATAGGCTTGTCCTCCTATTTTAGAAGCGCACAGGAGGGATTGCTCCCCCGGTATAGTAAGCAACTCGGCGTTGATTATCACATAATCAGAATACCGATGAGCGACACACAATTTCGCATCTACGAGGGTGCTCGTAAGGAGGAGAGAGAATATGAAAAGAAGAAGAAGGTCCCATCCGATACAGCTGATTTGTTTGAGGAAAAGGCGTCTACATATCGCATATTCTCCCGTTTATTCTGCAATTTTATAATGCCTGATAGGCCTGTTCCTTTTAATAAGAGAAAAAAGGAGGGCGAGGAAGAGGGCAAAGAGGGCAAAGAAGGCGAAGCAAGCGATATGGCGCGTATAATTACCGAGGGCGCTCGGGTTGAAGCGACGCAAGACGTCGAGGACGAGCGACAGGGCGAAATTGAAGGCGATGAGATTCTTGAAGCTGTCGGCGGCGTTACCTACAAAGAACGCCTTGAGGCCGCAATGAAAAATATCAAGGAACACGCCGACGACTTTTTGACGCCCGATGCGCTTCAAACTTATAGCCCAAAATTCCTGCACATGTTAGAAAATATTCAAGACGAAGACAATCAAGGCTTACACCTGGTGTATAGTCAATTCAGAACTGCTGAAGGAATTGGTATTTTTAGCATGGTGCTTGAAAAGAATGGGTTCGCCAGATTCCGGATTAAAAAGACACCACTAAATGTGTGGGAAATTGACATGCCCGATGTAGATGCAGGGAAGCCAACTTATGCATTATATACCGGAACTGAAAGCAGCGAAGAAAAGGAAATATTGCGACACATTTATAATGGCGAATGGGGTCAAATTCCGGAAAGTATTGGTAGTGTATTAAAAGCGAAATACCATAACAATAATATGGGCGAGGTTATCAAGGTCTTCATGATTACATCGTCTGGTTCAGAAGGCATTAACTTGCGAAACACCAGGTTCGTTCACATTATGGAACCCTACTGGCATCCGGTGCGCTCAGAACAGGTTATTGGCCGTGCGCGACGTATTTGCAGTCACAAGGACCTTCCGCCAGCTCTGCAAACAGTGGAAGTTTTTGTCTACCTTATGATATTCTCTGAATCGCAGTTAAAGTCAGATGAGGCGATTGAATTAAAAAGAAAGGACTTGAGCAAGGCGATACCCAAGTTTCCAATTACAAGTGACCAATACCTGTTTGAAATCTCGGAAATCAAGGCAGGATTGACTGCTCAGCTTACTGATGCGGTTAAAGAGTCATCGTTTGACTGTTATATTTACTCAAATGGTAAGTGCGTAAACTTCGGCGACCCGTCAAATGATAAGTTTTCCTATGTGCCCGGGTTTGCCGAACAACAAAATGACTCGACTGTGCATGCAAACAAAATGGCAAAAGAGTGGGTTGGCAAACCAATTACGATTAATGGGGTTGAATATATATATAGAAGGGTCGACAAGGGTGCGTTTGACCTTTACGATATGGAGATTTATAAGCGAGCACAACTTGATAGATCCATTGCGCCGCTAAAGGTCGGAACATATGAGATCAATGAGGAGGGAGAGAGAGTTGTAAAATTGGGTGGTCTCATTTAGCCGACATTAGTAACTGTATTAGTATATCCATTTTAGCAGCTAATGCCGCAATTTGCCTCTCCATATTGGCGAGCCGGTCTTCATGCGAATCTTCGCGCAATGATAGCTGTATATTATTTTGTGTGGCCGGCTCTGGTCCAACTCGTTTCAGCTTTTTAAAAATATTGGTCTCCAATTCATCATCATTTGAAGATAAATTAGTTGCCGATATTTCATTGTTTGCCCCCCACGTGACATTTTTCTTTCCCTGGTCGCCACCACTACCAAGTTGTTCGTCTGTATTTAAGAACTTAAACCGCGAAGTTGTGTCCGGCTGAGCGGGAAATTTATCAGTTTTGACGGATGTTTCTTGCGGTTTCAACCAGTTGCTCGTTTGATTTACGTCTGACGTATAATTGCGGTTAATCTGTTCAACCTCATAGTTTCTTTTGGCGGTCATCTCCTTGATAAGCCGGTCCATCCCTTCTATGGGTTTATCTTCCAGTTTATCAGTGAAGTCTGGAGCCTGCGGTGCAGCCAATGTCATTGTGCGGGTAAACTCATCCTGACGTCGGGTTAAATCCTTTTCGAATTGCGATTGGCGGTCCGTTTGGATCTCTTCATATGTGATTAATTCCTTTGGGGTCGGCTCGTCGGATATTTTTATCTTATTCGGCATTTGCGGGACAAAGTGTTGCTTAATGTGCGACAGAATCAACATGATGTACTTTTTATTCATGTCAACCAAATTAGTCGTTTTTGTTTTTTCTGTCTCAAAAAATCCACGTATATTGTTCAAAAAAACCTGTGATATTTTGGATTGAGAATCTTTTGGTAAAAATTTGAAAATTTCTTCATCGCTAATCACTTCCCACAATGTTGAAATATTGTCTTGGTGCAAAAAGCCTGCAGTATTCATTAATATATAACTACGTATTGTTGTATTTATATATTTTTTATAGCGAATCGTTAAAATAAATGTGTCTGAACTTGTTCATATACTCGTCCTTCAGAACATGGGTTTTTAAATAGTGCCCTGTCATCTTGTCTTCAAGCATGTGCACAATAAAATAGAGAGAATATATGCCACACTCAGTATTTCCATATTGATGTTCAATTCCCTCATTGCTATCAAATTTAAAGTTAATTGGGGGAGACATCTCAAGGCCCTGCTTCTTTAATCGGTCTACCAATGCCATAATTTGCGGCATAGGCTTATCGCCGGTGCTATCATAGAAGAAAATCTTCTTCTTTTTAATATTAACAAACATTGAAATCCAGTGTTGGCCGGGCTTGTCGTGAGGGTCTGTATTGAATATAATGCCTATCTTTGTTTTCCCGTTCTGAAGCTGTTGGCTAATGCTTAGATTACACAATTCGTCCCATACACATTCGCCATATAACTTCCTCGTGTCAAAATCAATCGGACTTGGGCCAATAAAATCAAAGCACTTATATGCCTTTTCATACTGTTTCATAACATTCATTATATCTATGCTTGATAACCACTCGTTGGGGTTTTTCTTCCACTCAGCAGGCGACTCGGGTGCAAATGAATCGGCCATATCGCTTTCAACTGGACCAAAAACAGCCCGCTGTCTAATCCAACACGACTCCTTATTACAGACGCCCCTCAAATACTGCGCTATTTGGTGATGGATTTCCTTAGGAGAGGTTGACGTAATTTTCACATCTGGATGGCGAGCATTCCACAAGTCGCGTAATTTATAAAGCGACTTATTTGTATAACATGAAAACTGATTTATCTCTCCCTTTGGCTTAGGACTGCAATTTACCTTTGCCAACTTGGCCGTTTTATTATGTCTTGGACCCCGCCCTCGTTGAATGGTTCTCTTTCGTACATGTGTTCTCATTTTTCTTCGTTGTGTGTGTACCCTCATAAATTATACTGATATTATTCTTTTTTCAGACCTTTTGTTTTTAACCCAGGGTCGTGCAAGTTAATATCTTTCTGTTGCGGCAATAAAACCTCGCTCTTCTTTTTTGTCTTGGTTCTGATAACATATTTGTCTAAAGTTGGCGTCTCCATTTTTATTGAACGCATCATACACATGTCCGCGTCTAAACTACTTGCTAAATTCACAGAGCAATCCGCTTGTGCTGGTTGAGAGGCTGTTTTATCTTCTGGCGAGTCAAGCCCCGCATATTCGGCCTGTATTATATCGGAATTGTCAATAGTCTTGAAATAATTGACCGCCGCGTTTACAAAATTATCGTATGCATACTTTACATCTGGAAACAGATTTTCCGGCGAATTCTTATTAATCATCTCCTTAAATAGATTAAGCGTTCGCTTGCGATAAAACCGGTGCTCCTCTTTGTTTATTTGTTTTGCCCGTTTACCCCTAACCTGACTGTTGTATAATTCTTTATTTAATAGACAATCCAGTGTCACCTGATTTACAAATGCGTCTGACATATAATTCATTCGTATAATAATTTGATGGTTTCTCCTCACCAATAAACGTATATAATCAAATATATATACGTCTATCATTGTTACCATTATATCATCCTTGCTGTAATATCATCGCTACCATAATATAAGTAATTAACATGTCTGTTTTGTCATATTGCGCACCTGACACCGCGTGTTATTATTAAACAACCCATAGCCAACAGTATTTGTGCTGGGATTCGGGTTGAATTCTTGAAAGCTTTCATTGCGGAACAATAACTCGTGCGGGTTTGGTTGTGTTTTTGTTTTGAAATCGTACTTGTACAAATCACTTGTGCTGTTAGGG